CTCAATTTCATCACTCACGACTTCAGGATTTCTATAGTTGGGTAGATAATTTAATTTCCAATTTTCTAACCAATAATCAAATGTCCTATCTAATAAGGTACATCTCTTCTCAATTCCTGCAAGCCTCGCAACTTCTGCAAGTTGTGATACTCTCAACTCATAAACTTCCCTACCATGATAAAAGAACTCACGGATAGCATTGTCGATATTCAGTGCAGCAGCTTCCTCTCGAGATAAATCATTCTTGAGGACGCAGTGCAATGACTTCATAATTGAAGACTCTGCTAAATAAGATAATTTGTGACCAAGAGCAGGTTCATACCTGGTATGGCACTTGAGAAAATCTACTTCATCTAAACTCATAAGTGGAGTGGGTTCAGAAGTCTTATCTGGCATAGTAAAAATCATTCCATGCCTAGAAAGAAACTCTGCATAAGTGAGGTGATTAAAATATTTGGAAATCTTCTTAGAGACTCCACCTATCAGATCATCACCATAACCCATAAGAGCAGTATATCTTCTAAATGGGGGAAGAGTATCAAAAACATGATACTTTTCAACAAATTGCTCATAGTAATGACAGCGCAACATAATTTGGCTACCTACAGTACCGTTATAAACAGTACCAGAACTTCCTGAGATATGAAGAGCCCATAACACCATCAAGGTGCCATTCCAGCTCATCGCAGGATTTGAGGTATCAGCGCATATTCCGCGCATTATCTGAATATCTTCATCAGAATAACCAAACTCCTTCGCAACTTTCTCATAAACTGCAAAAGCAGCACGAATAATTTGCGAGGGAATGCGTAAATCAAACTTAGAATAATCACCAGCAAAAATCTGGTTTTCACCAAAACTAGTGATATGTTGAATAAGTTCTTCCCATTCTAAACCACAGCGATTAATGCCCACAGCACATCCAGAAGAAATAGGATGGGTAGACATAGCAGCAAATATCATCAGGAAATACTTCCTAATAAGATACTGTTGAGCTGTGTTCAGAACATAAAATAAACGAACTTTCTCCTTTTCGAGAGGTAATACCTCATCTTTCAAAGCAGTACGCGCTATAGGGTATGCGCGCTCACCTTGTTTATAACATTCAACGAGGCGATCAATCTCAGCTTGAGTGACAGCGTCAACTTCAACTGGATTCGTATAAAGCTCAGTAGGAGGAAGCTCAGTGAAATACTTGCTCTTAGTACCCGTCCGCGGGTAACCAATAGCAGAAGATTTCATCATCGCATTGACAAAACGAAGACCAGGAACACCATTCACACACTCATAATGAGTGAGAGGCCTAATAGGCCT